GGTAAGAATCGGTTATAGCAAATAAAAGTAAAGGAGAGTAAAGAAATGCTGACAGAAAGAGCCTTAGAGAGTTTCAAGCAGTTTGTAGAAACCAATATTGCTTACGCTATGGTCGAGTATGGCGGTACTATGCACAAGGCAAAAATCTTAACAAGAGAACGCCTAAAAGACGGCAGGGTAGCGTTGAGTATTTCCATTACCCCGGAAGTATCGGGGACCACAACAATTACGAAAATTCAGTTGTACGATACGGCTAGTAAGTTGTGGGCGGAAAAGAGCGAAGCAATCAAGTTAAAAGGTACGCAACAGGGCGTGTTGTACCGATTCAGTTTTAATTTTAAGGAGGAATAGAGCAAATGGGATTATTTAAGATTTGGAAAGACCATGTAACGCAGTATTCCAACCGCTACAGGGAAGTGCAGAACGCAGACGGAACTATTACACACGAAGCCGTAGAGGGCGAAGTAGTGCAGGAGGGAACACCGCAGAACGCACAGAACTTTAACGACTTGGAAGAGAGGATATTATCCGCCGGGTTAATTGCCAATCTTGCAATGCTTAAACTTGGTGCAGCAGAAGGCAGGATTAAGGGATTACAGGGAGAAATTGTAGAAGCAACCCTTACCAATACAAAATCATACCCTTTTAACAATTCCAAAAAGACCCTTGCACTTGCTACGCCAAGGGGCAATTTGGACTATACCGTAAATGTTGAAGCGGAAGCAAAGGACGCAGGCGGTGTAGGAGAAATCCATATTACGGATAAGCAGTTAAACGGATTCAAGATTGAATATACCGGGGCCGCCAAGGAAGTAACGGTAAAATGCACAGTACAGGGAGGTTACGCATAATGGCAAATGTAATTATCAAAAGTGATGAAAGAAAGGCAAATACGGCAGCAGTATTACAGGCTTACGGAGTAAGAGGTAATGCCACAGCATCACAGAGAGAAGCAGCAGAACACATTGCGGTGCGTTCACAGGAAGCCTACGCAGAATTAAGAAGAATGGGAGGTAACAGATAATGGCAGCAGCAAAGATTATTGTAGTTGAAAAAAACGAGGGCGAGAAAATCGCCTATGACGTATCCACGACAAAAATTATTTTCGGGGATGATGATTTAATGGTAAACATCAAGAACCGAGAGCGTGACGAAGAGGTAACACTTGATATTTGCAAGGATACACAGGACGGCTTAACCGTTGGTGTGAATACCGAAGCAAGGGAGTATGTGGCACAGGTCATTATCCCGGCAAGGGAATATGAGATTGTGGATACAGGAGAAAAGGACGAGGACGGAAAAGCGATTACAAAGCGTGAACCTGTACCGTTCGACATGAAGAAATGTACGCTTGTATTATGGGCGTTAATTTAATTTTAAGGAGGATAAAATACAATGGCAAACTTTGACGATTTACAGGGTGCAGTAGCACAGTTTGGTGCAAACAACAAGGTAATTTTTGATGATACCGGGATGCCTAGCATTATGGTAGCAGTACCAAAGGCAAAGTATAGTGATGTAATCACAGGCGGAACAGATGAAACATTACCGTTTTGGATTATGGACGGAGAGGAAAAGAGTGCAATTTATGTGTCTAAGTTCCTCAATATTGTAGAAAATGACCGTGCATATTCTTTAGGCGGATACCTGCCTAGAAACTATATCAATTTTGACCAGTCTGTAGCAGCTTGCAAAAAGAAAGGTGCAGGTTGGCACTTAAATCAGACAGGCGTATTTGCGTACCTTAACCTGTTATCACAGAAAATGGGTACTGTACCACACGGAAACACAAACTACGGCAAGGATTATTACCACCCTTACGAGAGGGGAACAATGCCACAGGGAGAAACACAGAGAACGCTTACAGGAAGCGGACAGCCTACATGGTATCACAATCACGATATGTCGGGAATTGCGGATATTAACGGCAACCTTTGGGAGTGGACCGGTGGATTACGCCTTGTGAATGGAGAAATTCAGATTATTCCTTATGGTAACTCTATGAAACTTGATTGCGATATGTCGGCATCAAGCACACTTTGGAAAGCAATTAAGCCGGACGGAACTTTAGTAGAGCCGGGAACAGCAGGCACATTAAAGATTGACCGCACAAGTGCGAGCGATGCAACATTGCGTATCAATACAAGTGTTACCACACAGACAACAGACAGCAACGATACATCAGAGGTATTTAAGAATGTAAAGGCAGTTTCCGGGGTAGCAATCCCTAAGTTACTCGTTGCACTTGGCTTATTCCCGGACAGCGGTGTAACAGGATATGGCAACGACAGATTTTGGGCGAGAAACAACGGTGAAAGGTTGCCTCTCCGTGGGTCGGCGTCCGGCAATACTTCTAGTTCGGGTGCGATAGCACGCCCTTTATAGCAAATACATTACAGTTAGGCGGTTGCAAAAGTGGAAGAGATACAACAGGAAGAAAAGAAGCATAACGGAAACGATATTTTTCATATCAAGGAAAAGATTTATGAAATGATATTGTACGGCAACCCTCAATTAAAGGACTTTCCGAAAACGGAAAGGTATGTACTTGCAGGCGATATAAGAAAGACAATGTATACAATGTTGGAAATGGCGGTACGGCTTGAAAAGAAGTACCACAAGAAAACCACATTGCAGGATTTGGATATTGAAGTTGATGTATTAAGAAATCTGCTAAGACTTGCAAAAGACCCGAACCTATACCCAAACCAAAAGCCTTGTTTAAATTTCCATACTTGGGAAGTATGGATGCGAAAGGTAGACGAAATCGGTCGAATGATAGGTGGTTATTCGGAATGGGTCAACGGCAGGGAAAGACAGAAATAAAAATACATAGGGAAATAATCACAAAGTTACGGTGGTTGCCTATCCGTGGGTCGGCGTTCAACAATACTTCTAATTCGGGTCCGTCCGCTCTCGGCTTGAATAACCCTCGTTCCTACTCGAACGGCAACGTTGGTTTCCGCTCCGCTTTTTATGAGGTAAACGGAAAACTGATTACTGAATAACTGTTAAGGGGTGCGGTAGCACCCCTGTACTTGAAAGGCGGTAACTATGAAACGAAGCGAATTAGAAAAGTACATAGGCGAGAGCGTGGAAGTAAAGCTATTTGACGGCGATACAATGCAGGGAGTTTTAAGGAAAACAGGCACAGAAGAGGTAAGAAACAATCCAAACCTTTACTTAAAGCGAGGATATTACTTTTTATCTCATAAGGATACTTATGTATGTAAATCCTGTTTATTCCGGGTATCCCATATCAAGAGCCTAAAGGTGCTACAGGAGGGATAAAGTGAAACCAATAAAAAGAAAGTACAAGCCTACAATCGTATGCGATAAGTGCCATAAATCCATAGGAAAGATGAAACCGAGTTATAAAAAAGTCGGGGAAATCGAATACAGGTATTGGCGTTGTAGGCATTGCAGTACCGTATATGTCATATCTGCCACGGATGCAGAGTTAAGGAAAAAGATACAGGAATACCAAGAATTTGTAGACCAGTACAAAGACAAGGAAATGCCACAAGAGGAAATGCAAAAGGCACAGCTTATATTACAGACCAATGTAGAGCGTAGCCGTGAGATTAAAGAGCAGCACCCTCTTACGCTAAAACCTTGGGAAAGGTAAGGCAATGAAGTACAGAGGATTGACATACAACAAGGAAAAAGAATCTTATGAGTGGGTCTACGGTCTGCCGTCCTACGGATATGCAACGGATGAAGTGGCGGAGATTGGCACGGTCTACGGAGATTTTAGAGAGATATTCCCGGATACCTTGGGAGAACAGACACCTTACAGGGATAAGAACGGTAAGGAGATTTACACAGGCGATATTGTAGCCTTGGAAGTAGACGGACAGATAAGAGAATTTGTAGTAGACAAAGCAACCGTTGACAGGGAATACAACACATTACAGGGATTCACAGGAAAAGACGGCAGCAACACGGTAAAAGTAAGACTTGCAGATGTGGTTATATTCCGTTGGATTGACCCCGAGGGTGTGATACATCAGCTTTTACCGTGCGTGAATGAAGCAGGAGTATCCGACACAGCATCTATGGAGATTATCGGCACGGTTGCGGAAAGAGGGGTACAGGAGAGTGAGAGCAAAGGCAAAAAGCAGTAGTACACCATATCCAATATGGATAGAGGGCGAATACATAACAGAACCACCAATAAGACCAAAGGACGGGGCAGTACGCCCCACAGGTCATTACATAGACAAAGGCGGTTATCCGGGTGCAAATGTGTATGAGGTAGATATAAATACCATGTGCAGACAGACGGATGCAGCCGACAGATTCGGGAAACCGATTTATGAGCAGGATATATTGCTTTATGAAACAGCAGAGGAAATAGGCTATTTCATAGTGCAGGACTTGGAAACAACGGTAGACATAGTAAACGGCGAGATTATAGAGGTCGGGGATTTGGATACCGAGAACATAAAGAATATTGGAAGTATGGTAGATTATTCGGATTTTGTGGAGGTATCAGATACCACGCAGATAACGGCTTGGAGATACCGTATATTCCTTGTTTAGACGTACAGGTAACGGCATTACCGTACTTTAAACTTAAATGCTTAAAATGCGGTCAAATATCGCTTAGTTGCTCGTATATGGCAAAACATAAAGGTTGTGGAGGGTATTACAC